TGTACCATTTGCTTTCCAGTTCCATGCTGCCATTGTCTGACCACTTACATTCCAACCAAAATATCCTGCTCCATCATCAGCAGTTAATGAGAACCCATTTGAGTCAAAAGAAGTTAGCACGTCTTCTGATGAAAACGCTTCATTATCGGTGGTGTTAGTTGATAATGTATGAGTAACTCCACGCACACTATCTGTAAGTAAGTGATACAAAGCAGCGTTCCTAGTTTTTAACCAAACTAATCCAGGACTAAACTGAATAGGGTCACCTGTTTCTACACCACCTGAACTAGTAATAGTATTGTCAATACTTCTTGCTGCACCATTACCTGTATATACTGCTGTTACAAAATGCTCACTACCATCTACAATGCTACTATCAGGTAGGTTAAATGTGTTGAGTTTTTTATAGCCTGCAGGTGGTGTGTAGGCAAATGGTCGTTGTCCGAAGTTTGCATCAAATGAATTACTATTATAAACATCAAAAGCTGGTTTATAATTTCCTGATGGAAGACTACTGTAAGCTGTTCCTTGAGATACATTATTTTTATAAAATGTCATTGTTCCAGCATCCATATCTAAAGCTAAACCAATAACATCACCATTAGCATAAGAAGCTCCGTATGCCCCAAATGAAGCAGCATTATATTTATTTCCACTTGTGCTTACATAAGCATATTCATTAGAAACATACCCTAAATCGTTAGGAGTTTGATTACTTATCTGGTCTCTTACCCAACCAATAAACGAACCACCACCACCCACTACATTATAAGTAGCTTCCCAATACCATTTTCCAGACGATACTCCAAATGTTGCACATCCAATAGAACTAGCAACTCCAGATGTTTGTTTAAAAGTTAGATTAGCATTAGATAATTGAGGAGCTACTACATTAGCTCTATAGTCTATTGGACTTATCATACAAAAATTTGCCGTATCTTCATCGGTTAGTGTAGGAACATCTGTCATGATGTCGTAGGTAGTTAATGCACTGTTGGTTGTGTTAAAGTTAGTCTCTGTCCAGTTGTTACCATTACCAGAGTTATCTGTGCCACGACCTTTTAAGTAGAATCCGTTAGTACCATATGTGCCTGTGTATTTTATAGGTTGCCATACACCTGTGTCTTCATTGTATTCACCAAAGTCTGATGCTGTTAGTGCTTGTCCGTCTACGAAGTTGACTTCTGTTACATATTGGTCACTATAAACATTTAGTGCTTGAAATTTATAGTAACTAATTAAATGTTCTACATTGTTATTAAAACTTGATTCTTCATTTAATGTAGGATAATTAGTATAGAATAAAGAGGTTTGGTGTTCACCATTAATATATATTTTTATTCTATCAGAGTCAGTAGCTTGAGTTGTATCTAATTGAACGACTATATGATACCAAGAAGAGGGGTCTCTTAATCTAGGATTAGTTATAACTTGAAAATTTGATGTTACTCCTAAGTCCTCATAAAAGATTCTTACTCTATTGGTCTGGTCTATTTGTATTGCTGTCCAAGGAGTATTATTAACATTACTAGATTGAGCACCTATAATATTTTGATAGTTTGTAATGTCATCTCCTAGTAAAGCTCGTTTCACCCAACAACTAAATGTCCATGTTTTACGATTACCTGCAGTAGCAGGAGTCCTACTTAAATAAGCAGAAGCAGACGAACGAAAGCGTAAGCTGTTCTCTAGGTTATAATCACCACCTGTGGATATGGCATTACTGTTGTTTAATAAACTCATCTAATCCCTTATGCGTAAGCTGCACTTACTGTGAGGTAAGCATTAGTACCATTATCAAAGTACGATACAAGGTAAACACCTGCTGTACTAATAGTAGCTAGGTCAGTAGCATTAATTTTAGTTGTGCCTGCTGCAGTAATAGCATGACCACCTGAATTGTCTAACAAAACATAACCTGATTGACCAGCAGTATGATTAGAGAAAGTTAATGTCCCTGTTGCTGTAGGTGTGCAAGAAAAGTTGTTGCCTGCATTTTGGTCAAAAGATAAATCAGCATCAACAGTAATATTGCCACGTTGAGAGCCAGTCCATGTTTGGTCGTTAGCAAGGTCTAATGAAAAGATTGTACCAGTAAGGTCCAAGCCTGTGCTTGCAGTATAGGTAGTATCTGTAGGAACATTCCAAGTAAACGAACCGTCACCATCTGATTGCAAAAACTGTGTGTTTGTACCGTCACCTGTCACATTAAGTTTACTAGCATTGACTGCGTTGTCTGCTACTTTAGCGGTAATAATTGCAGCATCAGGAATTTTGTTAGTAGTTACTGCATTAGCTGCAATGTTTCCTTCTACAACAATTTCAGAACCTTCTATAACATCACTGCTATTAAGAATAACGGCTTTTTCAGAAGGATAAGTACAGAATACATCACTGACTCCTGCCAAAGTAATTGCTGCTCCAGAATTACTGGATGATAATATTGTGTCACGAGATAAAGTTGTACCAGAAACGGTGTAAGTACCTAGACCGACTTCCCAATTACTACCGTTTAGTATGGCGTAATAGGTTGTGTTTGCATCACCAACTGCAGCAAAGGTTTGAAAACCTGTTGTTGCTCCTGTTAATGTAAGCGTACCTGTACCAGTGGTAGTGGTAGATTCCTTTATCCTATCCTTTACGATAAGAGCCATGTGTTATTCCTCTAGTCTAATGTTACTGTTAAATTACCTGCTGTAATCTTAAATACATCACCAGTGTCAATAGTCTTCGCAGCATCTAATGCGGTGTGATATATCATGTTACCAGTTCCTGTTGCCGAACTGTGTAAGCCAATCCAACCTACTGTACCCCAAGTTGCGGTAGCTGTTGCAAAAGTAACATCAGCGTCTGTAGCTACGGTGTTAGTTGTAGCTGTAGGAAACGATGAAACTGCTCTAGCGTATGAACCACCAGACACTTCTGTTCCTGTTTCTGCATCAGTTGGGTCAGTAGTCCATAGTGATACATACGGATTATCTACTGCAGTAAAAGATGCACCATTTAGTGTTGAGTTAAGTAAAGCTATTTCTAATACATTTGACATATCTGCCATGATAAATTACCTCGTAGTTAAAGTTATTGACATAGGATGAGCAGGGAACTCCCCCTCATCGTCTGATTTAGTTAATGAATTAACACCCCTGTCGTACATTGCTGCCCAAGTGCCAATTCGTTCATCATTCATCAAGAATGGTTCTGCTTCACCAAGTGCTGCGTAAAGCAGTAAATCAGGCGTATATGCTAACCAAAGGTTTGATGAAACTGTTGAGCTCAAATATTCAGGCTGATAGTAATACAACATTTGTAATGTGTACTCTCCAGCAGGAATAGGAGCAAACCTAAACTCACTACCTAGTGCTGTGTAAAAGTTAGGCAAGCCTGTTACTAATGCCCTTGTGTTCCTAAAGAAGTTGCTAGGTGACTGGTAAGTTATGGTTTGTATTGGGTTGGAAGATGATATATGCAAATCTCTCATAGAAAGAAAGTCTGCTGGCATTTCTACTGTGCTATCACCGCCTGTAGTTGTAGTCTTTACAACCTTGAGCATTTCTCTTATACGTAAATCTCTGCCTAATCTGTCTTCAGCTAATCTAATAAATTCAGGGATAACATCTGTCAGGTCATTACGAGCTAGATAACTAGCTATAGTTGCTTGTAGCGTTGTGTAGTCAGTAAAGAAAGCCATTTATACTCTGCCTTGTTTTGTTCTAAAGAATCGGTTGTCTGGGTCATTTAACCATGCTTTAAATTTAGGCATATCAAGAACGTGGAATCCACGCATAATGCCTTTCTGATTAAGTGAGTCAATGACAGTAAATGGAATGGATGCTATCTTGTTGTCAAATACATCCTCACCCCATGTGGTACTGCTGTTGTTATATTCTTGTTTGTTCTGTTCTATAATACCTGTAACATCTTGTGCTACTTCTATGACAGCACCATTAGCTGTGTTGTGTTTTTTAGATTTTCTAATCTCTGTTTTTCTTAATTTGTTATTCAGTGTTTCCATATGTATCCTTAATAATACTGCCCCCGAAGGGGCAATACTAATGTCTAAACTTAATTAAACTGCGAGGTCAGCAACGATACCGTGTGCTTTCTCATTAGATACTTGAAGAGTGTACTCAACAAGCATTTGATGTTTTTCGCTGTCACCAGATTTAGCCAATAGGTTAGACTGGAATGGGCGAAGTGTAGCAATAGATGCCATGCTAGGGTCAAGCACTAATGCTTGTTCCGCAGCTGGTGATGTATCAGCAGTCATAAATCTGTCAGGTACAACAGATAAAGTCCCGAAATCGCTGAGATACACATCTGCGGCACCCATGATAGTAGTTTGCTTATCACTTGGAGCAGCATAACGCTGTTCAGCAATACCAGGAAAGCTTGATACTACTTGTTTTTGTGTTGGAGGAACAACTAATATAGTTGGATTACCACCATTTTCAAAACATGATTTAACACATTCTTTAAGTTTTGCTTCTGTAAATGCAGAAGCAGTAGCACCTTCTGTTCTAGCGGCTGTACCGTTAGAGCCTACAGGAGCAACACCGTCTGTCATAGTTACAAAGTTAGTACCAAGCCATGTTTGGATAGAACCAAGCAGTCTTGCTGATGAACCAGCAGTACCATTACTTTGTGCTACATTACCAAGAATGGTTTTTTCCATATCTCGTTTAAGCTCTTGTCCTGCTTTAGCTAGTTGATAAGCTGTTTCTGTCTTACGACCTGCTTTATCTACTGCGTCAAGAGTACCAGAGATGTGTACTGTTTTACCTTGAATTTGTGTTCTGTTACCTACACGAGTGGTAGGAGTATCAGAAGCACCACTTGCATCAGCACCCTCAATTAAGCCAGCCGCACTGGCTGCTGCTAAATCATCGGTTTGCCATTCATGATAAGTTGCTGTTGCTTTTGTTTTACCAATTGAAGAAACTACAGGAGTTTCTGTTGGAGCGATATTGTAAATCGTGTTAGATAAATCCTCACGTTGACCTACCGCAGTATACGTTCTAAATTCTGCCATTTTTAAATGTCCTTGTTATAATAAGTTTTCAAATAAAGCTGCCGCATCTCTGGCTGAACCAGTTTGCTGTAGCCTTTGCATTTGTTTTTTTGTTTTGTCCGTTACCGATTGTTTTACTTTTGCACCAGACTTAACCATCTTGGGTGCATTAGAAACTTTCTTCTTCATACCTGGCTTTGACTTAATTAGTTTGTCGTACATCATAGCCTTGTGAATAGTAAGGACTTGGCGAGAGTCATAGACTTGGGATAATTCCTCATCTGTGAATCCTACCGATTTGCCATAAGCACGAATGTCATTTCTGATTTGTTCGCCTTTGACTTTGTCTGAAAACTCTGGCAAGGATTGTGCTAGTTTTTGTGATTCTTGTTCTACAACTTTTTGCATTTGTGCTGACCTATCCGCTTGTTGCTGTTGAGCAATGCGTTGTTGTTCAGCTTGCACTAGCTGTAGTTGTTCTTTCTTCTCGGTCATTTCTGCGACCTTAACTGCATATCCTATTGGGTCGTTCTCTTTCATTGCAGCTAAATCTTCTGGTCGGTCATTACTGCCAACCAAGAATTGTTGTACTGCCTGCAATTTTTGTGAATACTCATCCCTAACTTGTCTAGCTTCAATAATAGCTTTAGCTTCGGTTTCAATAACTTTACGCTGTTCAGCTATTTCTTGAGTCTTTTTAGTATAGTCAGAGCCAAGTTGATAAGATTTCTTAAGTTCATCAAGGGTAACTTGTTTTTCTTCACCAGCCGCTTTGACTGTGAAAGTCTGTTCTTCCTCAACTTCTTCTTCGTCCTCAATCTCGGAGTCATCTTCTTCTTCAGTATCATCATCAGCCTCTTCAACTTCTTCAGCTTCTTCTTCAACCTCTTCTTCTGATTCCTCTACTTCTTCTACTTCTGTATTCTCTACAGCTTCTGGTTGCTCGTTGGAGTCCTCACTTGCAGATAACATACCTTCTATAGCAGAAGTTGCATCTGATATTGTTAGTTCTCCACTTCCCTCTTGGGGAGTCATGGCTTCTTCACTCATTGTGTTTCCTTAATTTCCTCTAGGGGAGGATACCCATTAAAGGCAATTGCCTATAATATCTTCCATGCCCTGTCTTTAATCTCATCGTCTTTTGCAATGGATTTAAAACGGTTCATGATTTCGTTGATAACTTTAATCCTGACGTAAGCATCCTCTCGGACTTTTTGTTGGTCAGAATCAGAGTTAATAATTAGTTCGGTTAGTTCGTTTTGCATCTCTTGCATTTCGTCATTCAGTTCTTGACTTTGCAAAAGGTTTCTAAAAGCTTCTGATTTGGTCATTACATACCTGCAATTTTATTAATCTTATCTAAAGCGTTTATGAGCTCTTTAGATTGAGTTATGTCATTTTTCTGGTTATCATTCTGTGCTTTCTGCATTAGCTGCATTTCTTTCATAGCCATGTCTGCTTCAAACTGTGCTTGTTTTTGTTGCAGCTCAAGCATTTCTTTTTGCACTTTAAGTTCTAACTGTTGTTTCTCTAATTCTAGTTCAGCCATTTTGGCTTGCATTTGCATCTGTGCTTTTTCTTGTTCTACTTGTGCAAGTATTTTAGCTGCTTCAGTATTAGGGTCAGTCTGTGGTTGTTGTGCTTGTTGTTGAGCTAATTGGTCAGACTCTTCTTGAGTAAGATTTTTTAAGAATCCAGACTCATCTTTAAATCCAGCCATGTTGACAAATTTAGCTAGAGTATCTCGGTATTGTTTAATACTTACTAGAGGATTACCTAGTCCATACTGTGTCAGCATCTGCTCTTGTTTATCAAGAATCATTTGCATAACAGCTAACTGCTCTGTTTTGCTA